GGTTAGATGGATTTCCAAAAATTGTTGATAAATCATACTTAATAGTTTGTCTTGCGGTGAATGGATCCACACCTCTCACAAAAATACAAACCTCCAAATTTTCCCAATTTCCTATTCTTTCTATTACATTTGGAACACTCATCTGCATAGGAGGTGTTGGGAGACAGCTAGGTATTAAGTATAACATATCGTGACCTAAGTACGTTTGTGGAAAGAACCCAGGTGTTGTTGTACTTATCGAATATAGATCACCCGCAGTTATCCCTGTAACCAATTGGAAGTACTCCATATCTGTTGGGTATTGTAGGTAAGATTGTTCAGTGTTTGTACCAGGAATTGGTAATTGACTTACCGGTGGTGAAGAGATAACAAACGATTCAGATAACCCTGCCGTTGGATTGGCTGGATTAGCATAAGTAATACTAATAGTTGTATCACCAATAATTGTTGACCCCGTAATTGCATTATTATTGAATTGGTTTATCGTTGCTCCCGTAAGATTTATATATCTATTTGGTGTTGTTGTTGCTGTAAAATTAGGGTCTTGGAAGGTGCAGATACCACCAGCACCTATTGACCCAATTGTACCAGCGTTCATTAATATCACAACAACTTGATCCTCAATATATTTGTTATTATTGACAGAAGGATTAATATATGTTTTAATTTTGTTAACACCTGTATTTGAGGTGTTTGACGTGTTTGAATAAAAGTATTTATCCCTTGTGTTAAAGTCATTTAATTTTTGTGAAAACGTAACTGAATTTGGGTAAGCAAATGTCCTAACATCATTAGGGTCTGTTTCTACTACAGACCATAAAAATGGTTGAGGAGCGTGTAAAAGATAAGAATCGTCAGGTAAATACGAATATGGGTCTGTAGTTGATAAAACATCATATCCTGAAATCATTCTAGCAAAATCTAATGCTCCTCTAACGGCAACGTCCGCTGTTATATATTCGTTACCAATTAAATTCTGTAAAGAATCACACGTAAAAATAGCGTTACCATCATCATTATTAGTTAAATTTGGATGTGTCACCGAGTAAGATGATGGTGAATTTATAGGGGCAATAACACTATTTGGTTGTGAAACGGTTAATTCATAATCAAGACCACCATTTTCAGTATTTAATTCATTTTGTATTGCTTGTTGTTCCTGTTGTATCGTACTAGCAGTGACATCATCATCTAAAGTTGCATTCCCACAATCACAATCACAACTTGTACAATCATCATAAGCAATCATTGGTAATCCTATTCTTGGGAAATTATCCACTCTACCATCATTTAAACTATCTAAGAAAAATTTAGTGTACCAAGCGGTAAACCAAATACCGGCAGCAACTAAAATTACCGCTCTAGCGATTTGGACAATAATTTGCCATATCGTACCTACCGAGACTACAGGTCCTCCGACATTAAAATTACTTAAACTTAAAATATAATACACCACATCGATTCCCGCTTGAACCCCCAGATAAATAATATACGGTCCTAAGAATAGTAGTAATATTTTTATGATTGGCCAAAGAAGTGCGATTAAATGGGCAACAAACAATAACACCAAAATAGGAAATGTTAAAACATTAATTAATATATTAAACACGAAGAATATAAAATCAAAATTTCTAATGATGTCGTTCACAGGAAATGTATTCACCGTAGATTTACAACTTCTATTATCAATTTCTTTTATCCCTAAATGTCGAGCTCTACCAATACCATTCTTATATCTATCTAAGAACATTGCGGTCGTATAAACCTTATTGTATTTAAATTCGTAAAAAGTATCCTCACAATCAATCGCTTCTTGTGGGTTAGCATAATCATCCCAATCCAAACTAAATGCGTATGATTTATACACATCAAATAATTGTTTTGGGTATGTTGTAAAGACAAAATTTTGTACCGCAGTTGTATTATTTGCCGTACCTATAATCTTTATCGTGTCCCCCATATTGAATGGTATTGAATATAGAGTTCCCGTATACAACACTCCATTCAAATAAATTACAAATGATGATGTGTTGGTCGGCTCAATCTCCAAAGATAAACCAACATCAAAAGCGTAAGATTGTATTATTGTTGATCCTGTTGTTTGACCTATTGGTATTGTATATGAAAAGACACCCGTTGTATTCACAAGAGCAAAGGGATCGTTACCCGAAGTATCCCACCCATATTCTTTAACGTTAGGAACTAAAAAGTTTGCTCTTTGGAAACTATTTTGTAGTCCTTCGTCGTTTTGCCATTTAAATTTAAATCGATACTTACCTTTGGTTGGGATACCTTTTGTTGGATCATCAGATAATACTTGTTCCCCAAACTCATTTGTGAAAACGTAATCTAAATTCATTGGGACGTTTATAAGATATGTTCCGTCACCATCAATTACTTTTCCTTCCTCCTCAATTTGATATTGTTCTAATATTGGATTTCCTTTGTTATCAGTATTAATTGTGTGTCTAATAGCTTGTATTTCACCAGGTCCCGAAACAAGTTCACATAAATTACCTGTATCGTTTTTTGGTTTACACCCAACTTTTAACGCATCATCATCAGTTGTTGAGATGACTGATCCCATAAATATTGACGTTGGTTGTATATTAATATTTGCTTGTTTTGTTAAGTCAAAGTCAACACGGGTAATCCCTAATTGACAAAGTTCTTCATCACCCCAAAATGGAGCCACATTAACATCAAAAACTAAATTTTTAATTTGTGGTAACTCCCTTAAGTTAGTTGAGGATTTAAATGTTGACCCATTAACCTGAGATTCGGTCGCAAGTCCTTGTTGTATTAAATCTTGTGGCGATAGAGAGAAACAACCTATATCGGATAAGTCAACGTCCATTACAATCGTTTGAGTTCCTGTTGGGACCCCAAAGATCATAAAGTCACCACTCTCATTTGTTTTAACCGTAAATCTGTAGTATTTGTCGTAAACCTCAATATAGTTGTCATCCATCAAACTATCCGCAACATTAGGGAATGACCCTGTTGAGGAGTGTCCCTTATATGAAGGTAACTTAGGTAAAAGGTTATATCTGTAACCATCCTCGTTTGTTTCCGTTATGGTCCTATATGGGTATAATTCAGAAATAACTGGATTTAATTCGTCTGCAGGTTCCAAGGGAACGAAAACCGACACCCTTGCGTTTGGCAAACCAAAACCATTATTAACGAAAACACGACCAACAACGACACCGTAGTCAGCACACATTCTTGTGTATACATCACTTGCGAGAATCTTTAAGGAAAGTACCTCCAAAGATTCCCAATCTTGTTCTAAATTGACATTTATGTATTTGTCAACACCGACTTGGGTTCTTATTCTATGTGATTTTGGCATTAAAAATCGTTTTTTTGATAAATAGTTTATTTCCTATTTTACAAAAAATAATCTCTTTTTAAGAAAAATAAATCACTACGAGAAGTTTACCGATTTTAAGTTCAATACTCGGATGTTAATGTCCTTATTTGGGTATCTAATTTGGTAGATTTGTGTTGGTGTCGCAAAGATAGTATCCGCAGTTGGTTGTATCTGTCTTGTCACTGGATTAGAGTAAGGCATTGATGTTTGTGATGATGAATATTGTCCCCCTACTTGATTAAAGAAAGCAACATCAGATACGCTAACAATACCATTTTCAGATTGTATTAATCTTCTTAATTCCGATATGTTAACATTCTGACCTAAATCCCTAACAAGAGGATTAAAGAAATTACTAACAATTTCAATTGTTTTTGCAACTATTGCACCTTGGTTTTGACTATTATCTAAAACAACATCTACGGTAACCGATAAATCGATTGTTTCCGCCGCTTCAACAGAAATGTAATCATTAATCATTCTATAGTTAGAAAGGTAATTGGCAACATTTTGTTTTAACGTGTTTGATACAACATTACTTAAACTTCCGCTTGTATCGTAAGATAACATCTTTATTCTAATCTTATTGTTTTCCTCAGTAATTGCAACTTTTGCCGGTGCCCCATATTGTGAAGGCATTGTTCTAATAATTGAATTATAGTCATTAACGGTAACCGCTCTATTTTGTGCCGCGAAGTTAAATGATACCATATTTCTAACATCTTCAGTTGTCGGTAAGTTAGCCCCACCGATTGCCGCTGTCACGTTATTACATTGTAAACTATTAATAACACTTCTATTAACCGAATCAGAAGGTCCATTCACAGAAAAAGATACGGTTCCAATTTGATTGATTGTGTTAATACCTAAATTACTTGCTAATCCACCCCCAATTCTATACTGAACAAATAATGTTGTGTTAGGCGTTAAAGCTGCCCCCATTGAATAGTTGTTTGTATATCTACTTAGGTCGAATCCTTTCCCGTCTCTTGCAAACTCTCTAAGTTGTTCTTCCGCAGAAATGTTACCACCACCAAATGTCATTTTACAGAAACCTTCAGGTGTGTATTCGGAAATAAATTTATTTGATGTTGTAATATATCTACCCACCTTAATACCTGGTTGGTCAGACACTTTAGTTGGGTCTTCAACAAAAACCCTGTCTTGGACAAGTGCGTCCACCTCGAACCATCTATCGGGTCCTATTGATAGGAAATCTTGTGGGTTTGGTATTGTGGAATATTGTGTTCCTTGTTTTAAAAGGACACTA